AGTGTTTTAATTTCAGAGATTTCATTCTTCAACATATTTATGTCGTCCAACGCGGAATTTAGTTGTCTTTGTTTACGACGAGCTTCTATAGCTGAATCGCTGTGATTCAAGATAGCACCCGTGGTCTCGTCTCTGACAAGACCATCGTGCCCTTTAACTTTGATATAACCCATACGCGGAAATTAGAATGCTGCGACTGCTCTGATGTCTTGAATCTTAGGAACGTATGCTGGATCTACTCCTTTCATTACAACTTTAATTGCAAACGATGAAAACTCTGGTAAATTTCCAACACTATATTTAAGATCTTGATATGAAGATTGTTTCTCGACAACACTTGAAATTGTGTTCTCTGCACTTGCAATCTCTAGAGAATCTGGTTCTCCAGACTGATTAAAGTAGATCCATTCAGAATCATCAAAGTTTTCTTGACTTGAAGATCTCTTGTATTTGTAAAGAACTTCAATATTTGAAATGTTCTTAACATTTGCAAGAAGGTGAACATTAATTGCAGTTGCTGGGGTATTGATATAAACCTCTTTGGTTACATACTTAGCAACAGAAGAACTGTTTTTAGAAGTATCCTCTTCAACAAAATCAATACCATTGGTATAAGTTACCTTTGAAACTTCCATAAAGAACTCTTCACCATCTGGTTGGTTTGGATATGAAATGATATCACCAACACGGAAGATATCTGGAATCTGATCTGTAATTACATTTGTTCTAGCAAACAAATTGCTGTCAATGATTCTGCCGTAATAGTCATCATTAATAGGATTAATGTCTGTTCTAAGAGTCAATTCTCTGGTTGTTTTATTCCAGATGATCGACTTACCAGTAATTCTGTTCTCATAAACTTGAGAAATGTTAGAAGGAACTGGGTTACGGGCAATAATCGTAATAGATTCTCCTGCAGGAGATTGAGTGATGCTATTGATAACGGGAGTAATCATAGATGGATTTGAACCAACCGTAACAGGATTTGCAACAGTTTGAGCAGATAATTCTACTTCTTCACCATTAACGAATCCTTGCTTAGTTGATAACTTAACCCAGATTGTGCTGCCATCTACTTTAGCAATAGAACCAGCAGCTTGGGATGTCTTACCCTTGATGCTTTGTAGATTCTCATAGGTTACTCCAACAGTTGTTGTAGATAGTGAGAATGTGAATACTGGATAGAATTCTAGAATTTGGTCTCTTCTTCCATATCTATTTTCTTGACCAGACGCATTTTCAATTCTGTTTGTAACAGTCTTGACTGAAGCATTAGATAGGTCAACTACTGGTGATAGATATGAGACAGTTGATGACAAATTCATCTTATAAGTTAAGGATCTGTTAATATTGTTTAACGTTTCATTAATTTCAGATGCAATAACTTTTTGGTTATCGAAGTAGTGAGATTCATTTAAGAATGTCTTTTCATACTCAGTTTGAGAATATGAAGTGTAGTTCTGTGTAGATGAATCAACTGGAATGATATTTGTAGTTTGAACAAAGGTTTCTAGTTTCGTTCCAGTAACTGTCAAGTAATGAACTTGAGGATATAGAGTTTCAAACTTTCTATTAAAGGAAGCATATGCAATAGAACCTCCGCCAAAAGCATTTTGGGATGCCTTGGTTAAGGATCTGATATTATACGAATCTAGACCAGAGTTTGTAACCTCAAATAAGTTAGTGTTTAGAACTTCGGATGTAATTCCACCAACATCAGATACGTTTCTGAAGAATACATAAGATTTTCCACTATCTTCAAAACCATTGTCTCTGTGGTTAACCTTGATTACACTATTGTTATTCTTAAATAACTTAGATGTAGCAATTGAGTCTGAAGTAGCATTAGTCTCAAACGCAGCAGAGTCTAGTTTTTCATATCCAAGGCTTGCATTTTTGAGTAGAAGTTCTGCTGGTCTGGTAATATTAAATTCTGCTCTATAGAGAGTGAACTTAAGATCCTCAAAAATATCTTCAGTCCAGTTTTCTGTGTTCTGTGACTTATAAACAGAACCCAATGATGGTTGTGATGTAATAACAGTGCTTGTGGAGATATCTGTTTCTCCTAGTCTAGATGCCCACATTTCATAGTCAATTGAATCAGTTTCTACAACTAGAGCATATTCAGTATCATTTTGTAGATATACTGGATAATCAAACTCAAATCTAGTTGGAGTAGTGGACTCTGTAAGACCTTCAAAATCGGTTGCAACGCCCATTCTAACTGCTGGGGTATCAATCTCTACAAAGGTTTCAACTGTGCATCCTCCAGCGCCATTTCCTACGCCTTTGATAACAACTGAAGGAGATTCGGTATATCCAAAACCAGGAATAGAAATCTCTGCATTATAAATCTGTCCACCAGAAACATTGACTCTAGCAGTAGCGACAGAACCACCAGGAAGTTGTGGACTTTCGATTGTTAGAACTGCGCTATCATAATTCTGACCAGGATTGGTAATCCTAATATCGGAAAGCTTTCCGCTGTCTTTTGCAATAGTTAATTTAAGATCTGTTCCTCCCGTAGCATTTGCTAATGTTACTGAAGGGATTTCTAGATCTTCGTTTTGCAAGAAAGAGCGACCATTGTGATTGCTTAAAACAAGAGTATATACTTGTTCATTTGTCAATGAATAGATGCCAGTTGATGTTGGAGTTAATTCAACGCCATTCTTATCGAAGATTTTAGAAATAGGACCAGAAGCGGCAGATGTAGTTCCAACAATATACTCTCCTCTGGTAACATAAACATTACCATTTGCATAGCACTTGAGATATGTGTCTGGAGTCAGAGTTTTTTCTGTTCCAGGAACAATATTCTTTGCAGGTTTGTCATAGTCTACGTTTGTTAGGTATACTTTTACAGGAACTTCTGAACTCTTCTTGCTAAAGAATAGATCAGTTCCAGTTACAAAGAGACCTCCATCATAGTTTTCAACCTTAAATGTTTGTGCAAGTGGATTTGGTCTAACTGGATTATCGGTATTGCTATCGACAAACTGAACGCCTTCGTTTGACTTAAAGTATGAAGGTCTTGTAGAAACAATACTTCCTGGATTTTCTGGAAGAATTCCCGAAGCATAATACTTCATCTCAGCGTAAGTGTCTACGGTAGCTTTATCAGCATTGGTAGCACTTGAAGTGAATCTAAAAGTTAAGGTTCCAACAGTAAACCTTAATTCTTCTGCAGAAGTATCGTAATCTACAGTTCCTGTATCACCAGTCCATGTAGCATTTTCTCTTGGTGGTTGACCAGCGGGGAGAAGAATCAGACCACTAGCATTACCACTTTCATCAGTAATGATATCACCATTGAAAGCAGATAGTGAATTGCCAGCAATTCCAGTAAATCTCAAATCTGGATTTACCCAACGGTTAATGTTTCTTCCTTCTAAGAATACAGAGACCTTAGTATTTGGTTTTAGTCTACCAATTACAAATTTAATTGGTTGAGTTCTTGCAAAGAATTGAAGTGATGTTGATACTAAGTTTTCTCCAACAGACTTGGACTGAACACCTTTTCCAACTTCATTGTTCTGTGGACTAATGTTTGATGAACTACCAACAGAAGCTGCACTTACAGTTGCCTTTGCTCCAGAAGTATTTGACTCTCCTAGAGAATTGATTGATGTGAATGATGAAGAACTACCAACCCAGTTAACAATAAATGAATTGTGTAGACTTGCGAAACTTTCTCTCGAATCGTCTTTTGCTAGGAAGATATTGAAGATACTTGTATTAGTATCTACAACCAAAGGATCAATATTTTGATCATACCATTGATCAACTTCTGGGGAAATTTTTCCATCACCAACATACTGGAACACAACAAATGGGTTTGGATTTATTGTCTTAGATGCAAAGTCATTTCCAAGCAACTTGATCTTACTAAATGGTAAAGTAACAATATTACCAGACTTTTGATATCCAGCAACAGATCTTTGATCTTGTCTCGTGTATACTTCACTTAGATTGAAAGAATCTTCTTTCGATTGTGGACGTAGAACAGACTGCTTGCTATCAATAGAGCACTTATAGTCTGCGGATACTAAATTACCTACTTTATGAGCTTCAAAGTTATCAACAAAAAATCCACACTTAAATCTATCAAGTCCAATTTCATCCTTGACTTGCATGTTTAATGCTTGCTGCTCAAGAATACTGAGAGTTGTGTAATACTCAAGTCGCTCGATACGCTTCTCAAGTTTACCAATATCCTTCATTGTGTAACGCTTATGTTCAACAGGAGTAACTCTTACATCTCTGCTGGTATTAGTATATGCAGGAACATAGGCATAGAATAGAGGAATAGCATCCTTCACAGGATCTGGTTTTGATGGATTGAGTGAAGAATTTCCTTCTTTGACAATAAACTCTCCTTTCTTGTTCAAGAAAATACCATCGATGCGATCAAGATATTGAACTTGACTGAATGAGAATGTATATTCAAGTCCAATGTCTGGAGCAGGAGTGCTTGCCACTACAGAACCAGGACCTGTGAAGTTGCTTGTAGTTATTTCAAGTGAAGAAGTATCTTGGAATCCAGGAACGATTGTCTGACTATTTACTTTTGGTCTGAAGTCAATAATATTCTTGAGCTCTACATTACCAAGAACAGAAGAGTTAAATGATGGAATTTCATCTTCAGTAACTCCAGCTTCATGGAGATAACTATCAATCGTGCAGAAGTCCCCTTGAGAGTGTTCGAAATAATCAAATGCAATTACAAGTTGACCAACAGATGGTTCAAATCCTGGTTTAATTACTATTCTAGAAACATCATAAATTGTATCTCTTTGACCGTTGTCAAATGTATATCTATTAGTAACATCGGTTCCAGAAACCAAATTACCAGCACTATCAATCTCAGGTGGTTGTGTGCTAGTTCCTTCATACACATATCTTAGTCTGTATGCATCGGAATATGAGAGTGTTTCTACAACATCACTATCATAGTCAGTTCCTCTGAAAGGAATTACTCTATCGCCAGCAGAATCGACTACGATTCTCTTATTTTTTACTGAAGTCTTGAGTCTTGGTTTTGCATTTGTTACTTCCAAAGTTGCTGAAAGTTTTAACTCGGGAGCAACATAATTTGACTCTCCTTCAAAATTGGTATTAAAATATGATGTTGGTAAATTGAATTGGATGCTGCCAGAAGTTAAACCACTAGAATTATCAGTAGATGAGGTAATTTGAACATCATCTGCATCAATATAAACGATATCTCCAGTTTCAACTAGATCAGCACTATTTTTATTCAAAACAGTGACAATATAATTTGCTTCGTTGAATGCTGTAAATCTTTGTGTTCCGAATGGAAGTTGTGCCGCAAAAGTAATCAATCCTCCACCAGTAGATCCAGTGGTTACAAAATCTCTGCGGAAGAAATACTTAATCTTACTGTCTTCAGTTCCAGCAGAAATTTGAGATACTTGCTTGCTGCCAGTTGGGAATAGTAATGTTCCTGAGTTAGAATTTGAAACTTTAGGACGCAAACGAACAACTGTTGTGCTGGTTACGTCATCATATAAAGTTTCATCTAGATAAATTCTAGTTTTTGCAGAACCCTGTTGAATAGTTGCATATTGAACAATAGCTCTAATTGTATTGTTTGATGCATCAGAGAACTGAACAAGATCTCCTTGCTGAAGAGAAGAACTTGCGTCTGCACTAAAACTAGTAGACTCAAGGAACTTAGATCCCTTTGAACCGAAGAAAGTAAAATCTGTTACTGGAGTAATTTCTGCAAAAGATCTATCGTCAACTACAATATCAGATGTAAATTTATTTTCATTTCCAGAACCATATGCAGAACCAAGAGATTTTACATTTTGTGGTGTGTAGGTAATTACAGTATTTTTGTGTAGAACTGGAACTACTGCTGCGCGATCAGTTGGTGTCGTGCTTCCAGAATCAATAGTTACCACAGGTGGTCTACTATATTGAGTTGTTACGGATGTTCTATCAATAATTTCTACTTTATAAATTCCTTGTCCCTGGAATCCAATTTCAATTTTGGATTGATCGTAGGTAACACCATCAATAACAATAGATGATGTTGCTGGATAACCTAAACCATTGTTCTGAACAATAAAGTGTGATAAGGTATTTTCCTGTGCAATTTTTACAAGGTTACCCTCTTCATCTCTGATCGTTTCTCCTGGGACAAATTTTCCAGAAAGAGTTTTGATAAACAGAGTTCTTCCAGATGAGAACACTCCACCAGGAGCACCTTCAACAACACCATATGCTCCACTGGTTATACCATAAACATAAACACCAGTTCCATAAGAATTTGCTGGTGGGAGAGACTCTAGTGTTAATTTTGTGAAGAATTGAGGATCGAAATAAGAGAAACCAAATTTAGCATTATAAGCTTCTGTTCCTTGTGGTAAGATGCCTTTAGAGATTACAATATTAGAATCTGGATTAAATCCATCACCTCTACTTTGCAAATAGAAATTGCTTGGTTTTGCAGTTCCAATTACGGGTGTAATAGTATTGCTATAATCAATGATGTTTGCAAAGGTGGTTGATGAGAGATCTTCTTTTTCATCACCAAGAGCATCTCCTTGCGTTAAGAATAACTTTCTCTTTTTATTCTGAGAACTTTCATCATACTCTTTAAAAACATTATCTAGATCAGATTTTAAACCAGCAACAGTAACTTCAAAGAATCTAGACTCTTCTGATGTTCCAGGATTTTTTAGAGGTTTAAAAACTTTAGTATATGATAAGACATCTACACTGGATACTACGTTAGTTCCAGCTCTTGTTTTTACATACCAAAGTTTTGCAAAAGTAGTTTCTAGTTCCGATGGAGTAATAGATGTGATCGGAATATTTACATCAACAATTTCTAAAGTTACAGTTTTAATACCAATGTTAGAATCGAAGAATAATCCTCTTCTCTTAATAGTTTGTCTGTAATCAGTATCAGATTCGGTTCCATTTAAACCAACATAACCATCATTGAATAATGAATACAGATATACAGTTGGATATGCTGTTAGTTGAGATCCTTCTTTGTTTAGTGGAACACTTCCAAAAACATTTGAAATAGTATATGTTGGAAGTCCTTTTGTCTTGATAGTTACATTATCACTCGTAAGACTTTCTCTTGCTTTATTGATTTCAAGATACTTAGTTTCTTTGTTGACAATTTCATATCCCTTGATATATGCTTTACCAGGACCGACGCTAGCAACCATTTTCTTGGATGCTTCGGATTCTGTTAGACCATTATAGAATCCAAATTCGTCTACTGCATAGATGCCCATGTTATTGTTTTTCTGGGCATACTCTCTGATATCGACAGCAAAACTATCTACAACATAATCTCCACTTTCATCAAATGTCCTTCTTGCTAAAGTTTGTTCTAGAAGAGTATAATCTGCTGGAGATACCTTTCTTTGAACAACTCCTTTGGATACTGTTAGTAGCTGAATAAAGTTTTTATCAGTAATTGCATTTAATGCAAACTCTCTCAACTCAAGAGAAATCTTTAATCTATGTGCCCCAGGAGCAGTATAGTTTGAAGAACCAATAGCATTATCATATAGACTAGAATCTTCCTCTGGAGTTACAATCTCTTCAATAATTGTAAATCCAACTTTTGCAGATGGTTTGTTATAATACTCATCGATAACCATCAACTGTTCTTGGTTACGAACAAAGTAACCATTTACAAAATAAATTCCTTCTTCTACTTTCACGGCAGAAGCATAACCCATTGCAGGACTATCAAGTGCAGTTGTTAAACCACTATCTGGGTCAGTTACATTGATGCTAGTTGGTAGAACACTACCATCAGTTCCAACTACCATCAATGGAGTATTGACACCATCGATTACCTCTAGTGTCTCACCTTGTCTAAATGTTTCTTCTGAGTTTGAGTTGCCGCTGTTTGTATAGTTTACATACAGAGTATCTGCTGAACTTCCAGTAGCAAGATTCGCTGCTAATACAGTAGCTTTAACACCAGAAGTCAAACCTCTTAGTTGCTGACCAATCAACTGAGTGATATCATATTTCTTATATACGATATCATTCCCATCATTGATTGCTACTTCTGATACAGAAGAAAGTTTTACATAATCTAATTTTGTGTTTAGACCTACCTCGCCAGGGATCACAAGTTGACCCTGTTTAAATGCATATCTTCCAAAACTTTCAACCTGATTCTGTAAGATCGATTGAAGTTGTGTTAATTCTCTACCTTGAATTGAGTAACCAGGACGGAAGAGAATTTTATAAAAATTCTTGCTTGCGTCAAAGTCCTCGTAATAAGGATTTACATTTAGGTTAGTCTTCTGAGGCATCTTGCTCCGCCAAATACTAGTCACTAGTCCCTAGTATTTAGTAGAGATAAAAAAAATCCCCCGATCTCTCGGGGGACTTGATAATATCTAATTTAGATCAGAATTCGATAACTAGTTTGATATCTTCGATCTGGTCAGGAGCACGAGTGATTAGACGACGGTTTTCGATATAAATTACGTCACCTGAATTATTTTCAATCTCAGGATTTGCTAAACCTGAAGCAAAGGTTGAACCTAGGAGTGTATTTGAGTATCCTGTATCAACGGTTCCATCAGCAGCAGATGATCCACCACTAACTACGTTAGAACCATTGCTTTCAAACGCTCTTACAACACCTTGATCGGTGTGTGAATCATTTGTTTGGATATACTTAAGAACACCTGCAGTTGTTGAACCACTGTCTAGAGTCCATGAAACTACAGTTCCTTTTGCAGTTCCACCAGTTACGGTTTGAGTAATTGTCTCATCAGGAATGAAGTCAGCAGTTGCACCTGTGATCTTAATAGCTTTTAGACCAGATAAAGTATCTGAAGTAGAATATGTAGTGGTTCCATAGTTGTATGGGTCCTTGATAATACCGATTCTACGGAAATCGTTATCAACTGGGAAGTCACCAGAACCTTCTGCATAGGTCAAGCGGATGTTTGTCATAACGCGCTTACCATTTAGTTCGGTTTCATGATCCGAACCATGTCCACCTTGAGGAGGAAGAATTGCTTCTAGAGCACCAGTCGCACCTGCGGGAGTTGTAACAGCAGAAGTTAGAGCTTGATCACTGTAAAGATTGCCATTTCCTAGAAGAATATTAGCATAAGTGTAATCTTGACCACGATCAGCAATTGATGCAGATGTGATTGAACCAGTTCCATCGGTTGTGAATTGAACTACACCGTTTGTTCCATCACCCTTAATTCCAGCATATAGAGTTTGTGATGCAGGTAGATTGTTTCCAGCATCCTCGATGAGAACTGCGTCAATAGCACCAGCAACTGCTAGACCAGCAACCGCAACTCTGGAAGGTTGTGCTGGTAGAACAATTGGCATAAAGTCCGAAGAAAGGAACTTCAGAACATCATCGGTTGGGATGGTATACATGTGCTTCCAGATGTAACCAGCACCAGTTGTCTCTGTGTAGAGACCAGTAGAAGCATCGTAGTTAGCACCAGATGTTAGTGGTTCTTCGGTTGCATTCTGTCCAGTTGCATTCGATGGATTTTCACCATTGTAAATGCACTTAAATACTTCATATGCAGAGTTCATTACATAGAACTTAGCATCTGCAATGCTTTCCTGACCTGTTGCAGTCTGCTTACCAATCTGACCACCGCCACCTGGGGTAGCAGAATAATCAGGCTTCCACATGTCAAACTTGGGGTTAGCAACTAGATCCCAATTATAGCGACGGATAACAGTTCTTGCGTAAGCATCGGTAATACGCTTAGCGGCAATAATCTCGTCGTATAGACCAATTTTTTCTCTCTGGTTGTCTAGGGGGAGAGGTGGAACATCTTCAGTTCCGTAACGATAAACACCAGTGGTTGCTGTGGCACCAGTATCACTTGAACCGCCATCAGCAGTCTCTTTTAGAGAACTACCAAGAGGAGGTGCAGAGTTAACACCGTTGCTACCAAAAACGTCGGTTAGGAGAAGGGCACTATCATAAACAGCAGCAACAGTGGCACGGAACGCTGTAGATGCATATGTTCCGATATAAACTTCATTTCCAACTGTGAAATTAGTTGCCGACTTTGAGTATACTTCTAAGTATGCTTTCCAGGGTTGTGGGCGACCCACGAAGAAATACATTCTGGAACGCTCGGCGCTAGTATCGGTAGCACCTTCAGTAAGCGACTCCAGGAATTGCTTCGCATTAAAAATTCTAAACTTATCAGAGATAATAGCAGCCATTGGTTTTTTCCGACGTAGTGTTTGTGCCTGAGTTATTTATATTTATGCAGTTATTTAGGAAATTGAATATGGTATAACGTTGGTGTCACCAGCAACGATCAAACCACCGTTTGCACCCAATACATCATGTTCTCTAACAACTACACACCCAGTAAATGAAGTTGCTGTTTTTCCAGTGTAAGAAACCAAAGCTCCACCAACACCAACTAGAGTAGTTGATAAGTAGAGATATCCAGAATCTGGGAACTGATTTGTGCTAGAAACATTGAACGTTGTCGCTGTTCCTCCATATGATCCTCCAGCAAGTGCTCCAGTAGATGTTGCAATTGTTGCAGGACTCTGAATTGATGGTGGCAACAAGTTAAACTTACTGCCTGCAAGTGTGTATTGGGATTTTCTTCTTTCGGTAAAATCTCTAATAGTTAGAGAAGCAAAATATGTTGTAAGTTCTTGGATTGACAACCCAGAAACATTAGAATATCCATCGTCAAAAATTCCATCAAAATGCCCGATAACATAACCAGCATTTGTTCTAGTATAGTTTCCAACATAATCGGAACCAGTTCCAAATACTAGGTTAGAGACATAAATGACATTTGCACTTCTTTGAACAACACCATAATCATCTAGTAGATCAACAAATCCATTTAGTCTTGTCCTAATTGGATCGGCAATATAAACACTTTCTTCATAACCATCAACAACTCCAGACGCTGGTGGAGTCAATACAAGCTCAGTTGCTGCTTTCTGAACAACAAATTCAGCATGAACTGTTTGAATCTGTGCAGTAACTTCTAATGGTTCATAAGAAATAGTAGCACTTGGAATAGTAGTGATAGATGTTTCTAGTTTATATCTTACAACCGTTTCAATTCTTGAAACAGATTGAATCTCAATTTGAGGTTGAACTTCAGATTCAATTTCTCTAGAAGAAGAAATTAGATTTACATCTGGAGATTCTACTTGCTGATAACGAACTCTATCTTGTCCATCAGCAGAACTTACGCCAGCAGACGCTCCAACCATAGAAACGGTGGAATCAGACGAAATATTGATAACACCACCAGGAGCAATAGAGACTGGATCTGGAATTTGTCTGATGAATGTTCCTGCTGGCCAGAATTGTGGAGTTGTATTATTAACGCCTCTTACAACCATCAAGAAACGATCATTTAGCTTACGCATGTAACGAACAATTTCGTTACCGATTAACAAATAACCATTAGTCTTAAACTTGCTGGTGTCAGCAATATAAATGATGCTATCAGTTGGATCAGCATCAACTTGCAATACTGCGCCAACTTCGAAGTAATTGATGTTGGATAGAGCAGTATTTTGAATGATATTATGGACAGTTGTTGTAATCTGTCTATTTGCAGTAAGAACAGAAGTAGAAAGAATATCGGCAACACGACCAGAAATTTGTGACAGATACTGATTTGTTGTTGTAAATGTATCAATAAGAACCGCACCCGTTGGTTGTGGTCTGTCCGCACGAATTTCTGATGTTGAAATATTTGTCTGATCACTTGTGTCACGAACCAATTGAATTTCAGACTCAAAATCTCCATCAACACGTCTTGGACTATTCGCTACAATAGCACTGGTTGTAAATGCTAGAGGTTCTGGCAGATTAATCAGATCGATGGTTGAACTTACAACCATTCCCTGAATTTCTACGT